CGCGATCGAGTGGCGCGATGGCTATGGTTTGCCATCTCTTGCTGTCCGCTCTGACGCGGTCAGGGTCGAGATGGTCGCAGGCTTTGGAGATGCCGCAGAAGACGTGCCGTCTGCAATCCGTCATGCGATCAAGCTGCTGGTGGGTGGCTGGTATGAAAACCGGGAAGAGAGCGTCATCGGCGTGTCGGTTGCGTCGTTGCCCGTTTCCTTGGCGGCGGAATCCCTGATTGCGCCGTATCGGCGAGGCGGAATCTGATGCGCGCTGGCAAGCTCGATCGGCGCGTGAAGATCCTGCGAGAGCAGGAGACCGGCACGAATGGCTTCAATGAGCCCGTTTTGTCCTGGGTCGAGGTTGCAGAGGTCTGGGCTCAGCAGCGCCCGGAGCGCGGCAGCGAGCGTATCGCGGCAGCCCAGCTCGGCGGCGTGTCGATCATGACGTTTCACCTTCGCTATCGCGGCGACATCTCGACAAAGGATCGCCTGGAATACGAGGGCACGGTCTATGAGATCGTCGCTCCACCGCGCGAGCTCGGCCGTCGTGTCGTGACGGAAATAGATGCTGCAGCCTTAAAGGACAACTGATGGCGCGTCAGACCGTTTCTCTCGAGGGGTTTTCCGAACTGGATGCCGCGCTGGGTGAGTTCACCAAGGCGACAGCCAAGGGCATTTTACGGCGTGTTTTGCTTAAGGCTGGGCAGCCGATGGCGGACACGATGAAGGCGCTCGCGCCTGACGATCCGGCGACTGGTGGCGGTGATCTGAAAAGCTCGATCGCCGTGTCGACGAAGCTGTCGAAGCGTCAAGCCAAGTCGCACCGCCGTCAGACGAAGAACGACAAGGCATTTGCCGAGGCGTTCGTCGGGCCGGGCCCTGATCCTGCGGCATGGAATCAGGAGTTCGGCAACGTCAACCACGGGCCGCAAGCCTTTGCGCGGCCGGCTTGGGATCAGAAGCAACGCGAGACGCTCGAAATCATCAAGAGCGAGCTCGCTGCCGAAATCGAAAAGACGGCCAAGCGCCAAGCGCGCCGAGCGTCGCGGACGCGGTAACGGGATCATCATGGAAGAAGATCTGACCACGCTGATGGCGTCGATCGCCGCCGGCAGGCGCCATTGGGTGCGCGCCCCTCAGAATACGGCGCGGCCTTACGTGATCCTGAACGTTATCGACAAGCCTCGCGGCTACACGATGAAGCGTCAGGACGGTCTCATCCAGTCGCGCGTGCAGGCCGACGTTTATGCCGACGGCTATTCGAGCGCCAAGTCCGTGGCGCGCAGCATCGTCACGCTGCTTTCCGGATATCGGGGCGGCAAATTTCAGGGCGTGTTCGTCGACAGCGAGCGCGACCTTCCAGCGGAAACAGCGGGGTCGGTCACTCCTCTCTTCCGGGTCTCACTCGATCTCATGATTCACTATGGAGAACTGCCATGACTGACGCCATGATCGGCTACAATACGAAATACGAAGTCTGGGACAGCGCGGCGGTGCCCGCGGCATTCGTCGAGGTCGCCGAGGTTATCACCGTCACCCCTGGCGAAGCCTCCACAGACCGCGTCGAGGCCACGCACATGCAAAGCCCCGGTCGTCGCCGTGAGTACATCTCGGGCCTCATTGACAGCGGCGAAGCGAGCCTCGAAATCAACTGGGTTCCGGGCTCCCCGACGGACGAACTGCTTCGCGGACTCTTCAACAGTGGCGCGACCGAAGAGCATCGCATCACTTTTCCGAACGGCGCTCGCGTTACCTTCGAGGCGCAGATCACGGGCTTCTCCAAGGCCGTGCCGATCGACGATCGGATGACGGCGACGATCACCGTTTCCGTCTCCGGTGACGAGACCTGGGATGAGGCAGACTGATGACCAACGATATTCGCGGGGAGGTCGGCTTCGACGCGCTCGGGCAGTCCTATACGCTCAAGTTCGGAAATGGCGCCGTTCGGCACATCGAGAACGAAACCGGCATGTCGTTCGCCCAGGTCGGGGCGGTTCTCTCTGATCCGGCAAAGGCAACGATGACGGTTCTGACGGTTGCCTTCCACGGGGCGCTCCGCCGGCATCATCCAGATCTGTCGATCGACGACGTCGACGACATCCTCGACGATCTCGGCCCGGAAAAGGCCGGTAAGCTGCTCGGTGACGCTGTTGCGCTCACCTATCCGCCGGCTCCGAAAGGGGGCGCCAAGTCAAACCCTCGGAAGGCGACGGCCAGATCGACTGGAAGTCGCTGATCGTCGCCTGGATCGAGGCAGGGCAGCCCTATGAGTTGTTCTGGGATCTGACACTTGCCGAGGTTTCCCTCATCCTGCAGGGCCGCGCCAAGGCACTGAGGCGTGAGCGGAACGACGCAATCTGGCAGGCCTGGCATATCGATGCATTTGCCCGCCAGAAAAAGTTGCCCCGGCTGAAAGACCTGCTTGCCGGAGACGATGACAAGGTGCCCAGGAAGCGCATGTCTGGTCAGCAGATAGAGGCAGCTATGCGGGGTGTATTCGCATCCCGATCCGCCTCCCGCGTCACTTCTCCATCATAGTAAGAAGTGACGCGCACATCTCCTCGGTCAGCTGCGTGGCGTCATCCTTTAGGTAGTTGTTGATTTCCGCGATTGTTGCGTCCGCCTTCTCTGGTTCATAACCGGAGGCGACAAGCCGCTCTCGCTGAATGTCAACGGCCTTAGCCTTTCGGCCCCTTTTGCCCGTGACCTTCTCGCATTCGTGAGCGGTCACGATGTGCGTCGCGGCTGCCTTGAAAGCCGCGTCTCGCTCCTGCGCCGATGTTGGTGCGCCCATCATCGCAGTCAATGCGGCGGTGGCGATGGTCCGTTTCATTTTGCTTTCTCCGTGAGGTCTCATGACAAACTCTGTCATCGGTGCGCTGCGCGTCAACCTCGGTCTTGATTCTGCCGAGTTTCAAAGCGGGATGAAGGGCGCGCAGAGCGACACTGAAAAGTTCGCATCTGCTCTGAAAACCGGTTTCGCCGCTGCAGCAGCTGCGGCTGCGGCCGGTCTCGCCGCCGTCTCCGTTGCAGTGCGGCAGAACTTGAACAGCTTCGACGAGCTCTCGAAGACCAGCCAGAAGATCGGCATTCCGGTCGAAGAACTCTCGAAATTGAAGTATGCGGCCGATCTGTCGGGCGTGTCCATGGAAGGCATGCAGACAGCTGTCGGGAAGCTCTCGAAAAACATGGTCGCCGCTTCCGGTGGCACTGGCAAGATGGCCGAGACGTTCAAGGCGCTCGGGATCAACATCAAGAATTCGGACGGGTCTCTGCGCTCCTCGAGCGTGATCCTCACCGAGCTTTCGGACAGGTTCGCCTCGATGCCAGACGGGGCGCAGAAGACTGCGCTTGCGATGCAGCTCCTCGGCAAGTCCGGCGCCGACCTGATTCCGATGCTGAATGGCGGATCAGATGCGCTTGGCGGGCTCCTGAACGAAGCCAAGATGTTCGGGCTTGAGGTGTCGACCGAGACGGCACGCATGGCCGAGGCGGTCAACGACAATTTCGCGCGCGTCAGCTACGCGATCAGCGGGCTTGGTGTGCAGTTGACGGCGACGCTGGCGCCGATCCTGTTGCAGGTTTCGAATGCCATGGTCGCCATGGCCGAGACTTTCATCAGCGCGTTGCAGTACCTGCCGCAGGTGGCGGAGGCCGTCACCGTCGTGGGCGGCGCGCTTGCCATCGCGTTTTCGCCGGCGATCCTCGCGGCTGTCGGAAATCTGACGATCGCCATCGGCGTTGGTATGGTGGGCGCCGTCAGAGCGCTGACTGCGGCGATGCTCGCCAATCCTCTGGGCGCGTTCGCGGTCGCGGTGGCATCCGCAATCACGGCTGCGTACTACTTCCGCGACGAAATTCAGAAGGCGATCGGGCTCGATGTGGTCGGCATCGCCAAGGATGCGGCGAACCTGATCATCGGGTCATTTGTTGCGGCCTTTGAGGATATCAAATTCGTCTGGGAGCAGTTTCCGAATATCATCGGCGCAGCTGTCGTCGGTGCAACCAACCTCGTAATCGAGGCTGTTAATACCATGATTGACGGTGCAAAGCGTGCGGTCAACGACCTGATTTCAGCGCTGAACTACATCCCGGGCGTTGATATCAGTGGTCTCAGCGTCGGCGGTGACGCTATTGGAAAGATGGACAATCCCTATGCGGACGCGCTTTCGAAGGCCGTTGGCGGCCGGAACGCAGCCGTCAGTGCGGCAATGAATGCCGACTATATAGGTTCGATCGGCAAAGCCTTCGAAGCTTCGACGCCGGCGGTGCAGTCGTTTGGTGACGCGCTTTCCAGCGCCAACTCAGAGCTTGACGCCATGGGCGGCGGCGGTGGGGGCGGAGGCAAGAACAAAACCGGCGGAGGCGGCAACAAGCTCGACCAGGTGAAGGCCAACGTGAAGGGCGCTGCTTCCGAGATGCAAAAGTTCGGGGAGTCGATTGCCAGCACCCTATCCAGCAGCATCATGGGTCTCATCGATGGCTCCAAGAAACTGAAAGGTGTGATCTCCGATCTTCTCAAGCAGCTTGGCCAAATGGCACTCAACAAAGCGTTCCAGGGTTTGATGGGAGCCTTTGGGGGTGGCGGGTTTGGTGGAGGCGGAGGCCTGCTAGGCGGGATCTTTGCCGGTATCGGCAAAATCTTCGGCTTCGCGCGCGGCGGGACCATCATGCCAGGCGGCACTGGTGGCATCGACAGCCAGCTTGTGATGTTCCGCAAGTCGCCGAATGAGCGAGTCGATATCACAAAGCCTGGGCAGACGCTTTCCAGTGGTCGCGGCGGTGTGGCTGACGTTCGCGTCTTCGTGGATGAAGGCGGGAACTGGCAGGCAAAGGTCGAGCAAATATCCGACCGCCGTGTGGCTAGTGCTGCCCCGTCCATCGTCGGCCGGGCAAACCAGAACGTGGTGCCCACGATGGCCGCGTATCAGAGCAATAAGGCGGGTGCCGAATGGCGATGATGGTCTGGCCCGAGAAGCTGTTGTCGCCGCTGGAGTGCCGGGCCTATCTCGTGCCCTTCACTCGTTCGGGCGGTCGGACGCTCGGAGGTGTGAAGCCGTCAACGCGGACCGATCTCGGTTACTGGCGCGTTGATATCATCGGCGTACCTGTTCATGGTCAGCAGAAGCGCCGGGCGTGGGATGCTATTGGCGCGATTCTGGGTGGAACTTCGGGCCGAATTGCTGTGCCCGCATGGTCGATGGATAGCGCCCCCTACGCGAGCGGCCGCGAAGAGCCGCTGATCGGTGTGCCTCACTCGGACGGATCGACGTTTTCAGACGGGTCGCGGTATCAGCAGAATGCGATCTCGGTCGTTTCTGTCGGCGTGACGGCAATCGGAGCCACGGTCATGTCTATGCGCCTGATTAAGGGTGCGCCCGATCTTGCCGGCGTGCGCTTCTCTTATAATCACGCGCTATACAAAACAGGCCAGGTCATCTCCGTCGAAGACGACATCTGGACGGTGCGGATTTCGCCCTCAGTTCGCGAACTAATACCAGCGGGCGCGGACCTTGAGTTCGACCGCCCGACGTGTGTCTGCAATCTGCTGGAGGATGATGCGTTTCAGCGCCCCATGAATGCTGACAGGTTCAGCCGGGAAAGCGTCTCCTTTGTGGAAGACACCTGGTATTGGAACCAGGTGGCACTCGGGCTGATCTGATGGCTTCGTTGAAGATCCTCGTTGATATCACGCTGCCGGACACAGTGCTGCGGCTCTGGGATGGCTCGGGAGGCGCGTTCGTTGATGACGAAGGCAACATCTACCGTGCGGCTCAGTTCACTGAAGATGCGCTTCAGAACATCGAGGCGGCGATTAATGGGGAAGCTTTCACGCTCACCCTGGCGCTGATCAATATCGATACATCCACAGGCGACCAGATCTGGGACTATGACGAGGTCAATTCGGTCGTCGGCTCGCCGGTGGTGATCAAGCTGCAGGAGCTCAACGATCTCGAGCAGATCGTTGGTGAGCCGGAGGTCAAGTTCACCGGCACGATCGACAACATGAAGGTCACTGACCAGGCCGCCGAGCAGGAGAGCCGTTCTGTCGTCATTGTCGATATCGTCAACGCTTTCACTCTGCGAACGGTGCTGAATGGGCAAGTTCTCTCTGACGTAGACCAGAAAGAACGGTCCAAGAGGCTCAATCCGGCCGCCTGGATTGCTGGCCAGTTGGATCGGTTCTGCGAGCGTGTTTCTGGCTTAAGAGAGAAAACCATCAGATGGCCAAACTGGTGACGCTGCGCGCCTTTTTGGAGGCGTATGAACATGAGCCTTGGACCCCGGGTGAAAAGGTCGATTGTTGTCTGATCATTGCCGAATGGGCGAAGTGGCTGGGCCATGCTGATGCTGCGGCGCATTTGCGAGGCGCATACCTGCCGGGGCAGGGTCAGATTGACATTATGAAAGCGAATGGTGGGGCGGTAGGCCTCATTGAGCGGTGTGCTCTTTCCATAGGCGCAGTTCAAATCGAAAAGCCAGAAGCCGGTGACTTCGGAGCCGTCGGAAGTCTTCGGAATACCAGCCGTCAGTTCGGTGCGATCCACGATGGCGCTGGATGGCTGACACGCGCTCCAGATGGGTTCAAGCGGATTACAGCTCGCACTTTGACGGCTTGGAGACTGCAGTGGGTATAGTTGAAACCTTGGCCCTGATCGTCTCGTCGATCGCGACCACGTCCTTTGCTGCTACGGCGCTGTACCTCGGCACTTATGCCGCGATCGGGCTAGGCCTTGCCTACGCCTCGACATTGTTTGTCGAGAAGCCAAGCGTGCCGAAGCCAGAAGATGGCTCCTACAATCTGAAGCAGCCCGTCCCATCGTTGCCCTTAGTCTACGGACGCGTGAAGAAGGGTGGAGACTATGTATTTCTGGAGGAAAAGGGCGGTTACGCGTTCCACATCATCGTCTGGTGCGGACGCAGGATAGGCGGCTTCGTAACCCATTTCGGTCATGACAATCCGCTCGTTGTGGACGGCGC